AAAGTTGCCATTGTTGTCCCTCCAAAGTTGCCGGAGCCGTTTTCGGAGAGCGGCTCCGGAGTGTTTAACGCCGTTCGAAAAATCCCTTCCCGCTATAAACCACTCCCGCGGCTGAACTGCCCAGATTCGAAATTTCGACCCAGCGCTCAAGCCGGTGATGTCTCGTCCTGTGGATCCAATACGCCGAGCCTAGCTTGGCAACCAGTTCCGCGGAGAAATACCCGGCAATCTCGGCCCGTGATCCGCTCGTAACAAACGGCCGCGCAATCGGATTCCACTCTTGTATCCCTTGGAAATTGCAGTGCTTCCAGTCGAACCGGCAGGTATTCTGCTGGGTAAAGAAGGCATCGGCGCCGACGAGCGCGGCTTGAGCGAAAACATACTTCTTCGAAAACTTGTGCGGCGGCTCCTGGCAATGGGCCGACACCCCCAAGATCGCAATCAAAAAAGCGACGACGCAGCACAGGATGATCGTGTACTCGCCGTGAGATGGTTTGTCGTTCATGCGCGCCACCAATCGCAGTTCTTTCGCTCGCGTTCAAGAGCCGTCAAAAGTTCCTTTTCCTCGATTGGCTGGCTCAACCCAGACGAAGGGAAGGGATTGGAAGCAGGGACACATGTGCCAACTCGCGCCAGCGCGGAAAACCGCTTGCGCTCGGCTCGGAATTCCTCTTCGGTCAGATCGCTCTTGAGCCGGTTACAGTCAACACAGGCGGGCACGATATTCGCGATGGCATCCGTTCCGCCCCGCGATACAGGCAGCAAATGGTCCTTCGTGGCCTCGGCCAAGGTGAGCGGAATCCGGCAGTACCAGCAGCACATCTGGCAGCGGAAGAACTTGCCCTCCCACTGACGCTGCGTGTGTCCATTTGTTGTGGAAATCATTTCTCCTCACTTCTCCACAAGCCGCGAAAATCACCGTTGAAATTTGGAAACCTACTGCACCAGCTCCGGCCCACCCTGATGCTCAAACAGGCATCCCTCGCAGAACTCCCCTTTGCAGGTTGGGCAAATTTCGACATGCACGGCACACAAGGGCTGCTCGCATTTCTGGCAGACGGCCAAGGCTCGCTGGCTGCAGGTTGTGTCGTACTGGCGGGTGGGCCAATCGACATGCGTGACGGTTGAGCAAGTGTCGGTTTCGGAAAGCTTGAAAACTTCGCTGAAATTGGTTGCCATCTCCATCCCTCCAAGGACAGAAAAATCCCGCCGCGCTACCCCCTAGCAACGCGGCGGGTCGGACGTACAGCAGGTTGTGCAGACTTCTTCGGGGGAAGGTCTGCGTCCGTGCTCGCGGGGAAAATTTGGTCGTACAGTGGCCCGAGTTTGGCCCGTCGCCGCTCCTCGATAGCTGGCCACACATGATCGGGGTGAAGTCCGAGCGTCACCTGGGTCGCGCGGACAGTCGGTTGCGGAAGGTCCCGGCTCGCATAAAGAACCGTCAACCACGAGATGTGCAGGTCGTCTTGTGCCCAAGGGTCGGACTCTTGGGATTTGGCCCACTCCAGGTACTCCAAGACGTGCGCGGTCTTCGAGTGGGGCATAGCTCGGCCAGAGGAAGGCGCACGCTAGACCCTCTGGCATAAGGAAGTTGTAAAGAGAAGGGTTTGTTACGATTTCCGGAAAAGCCAGGCTACTGTCAGAAGTTGACAGAATACCTGAAATACGCTGCGCGTTATCCGACAGAGCAGTCTTTTCGCGGGTTGGAGACCAGCAAATCACGCGGTTGCCTCGATTTTCTGGCGTTCCCGGTAGATGCGCTGCGACTCTCGATTGGCGCAGCGTGGAGAGCAGAATTTTTGATCCTTCCGAATGGGCGTGAACTTTTTGCCGCAATCGGAAGACTCGCAAACTCTCTTCGGGTATTTCATGGGAACACAGTAAGCCCTTATAGAATGCTTGTCAAGGAAAATCGTAAGGACTTATAAAGGAAAGTAACCAAAGTCACTTAGGCTGGTTTTCAACCGATTTGCACAGGTGTGCTAAGCTAGGGGCAACTTACTTCATTGAGCCGATCCACGGACACGGCCCCGTCACCTGGCGGGGCTTTGTTGCTCTGGCGATTCTCCGCGACCTCCTTTTCGGAAGAGGATTCAGGTGCATTCGGACCCATCGTAACCCAGTCTCTACCTTTGGGCTGCCCCAAAATGGCGTACTGGGGCAGAATTTGATTGTTGGACGCCTTTTCAAAGCCGGAATTACTCGCCCTTTTGACTGCGGCGCGCGCCCGATCGGAGCGCGACTGGCTGATGATCCTGGTGGCGTATACGCACGGTTTGCGGGCCTCGGAAGTGCTCGAACTCACGCCAGCACAGCTAGATGGCGAATTCCTGCTGGTCGAGCGACTGAAGGGCTCCGAGCGCACCACGCAGCCTATCTTCGACAATCCCGAGCCGCTACTTTCCGAGCGCCAGGCGCTCATTGATTTAGTCCGCCGGACACCCGGAAATCAAAAGCTCTTTCCCGTGTCCCGGAAGACGTTCTGGCGGCGAATGCAACGCTACGGCCGCGCCGCCGGCCTGCCCGCGCACAAACTTCACCCACATGCGCTCAAGCACTCCTGTGCTCGCCAACTCATTGACTCGGCTGGGATTCATCGTACTCAGGCCTGGCTCGGCCACAAGTCCATGGCATCCACCGGGAAGTACCTGAAAGCATCGGACGAAGAAGTAGCAGCGGCGGCGCGGCGTGCCTTGGGAGGGGTGGATTCGGATTGATTGTTTGATTAAATACAGCTGTTTTCAAACTCCGTGTTTTGAGCCAGTTTCGCCCGTTCCCACAGGTGTAGCACGAAGGTAACTAGGAAGTTACCCCGGTTTTGCCGTAGACTGCGCCTAGTTCTCTGGCCCGACCGCCTGCCCGCGCGCCAAAGCGGAGCCTCCCCAGCCGTCCGATGCAGTATCCTGTTTTTCCAAGGCACTCTGACCCCCGCAACCATCCTCCGCAGTTCCGCGCCAACAAAACGACATGTTTGGGCTGGGTGGAGTTCGGCTTTGCGCGCATGGTTGGCGCGGATTTGCGCGAAGGGATCATTCTGACCGGCAAAAAGGAAGCGAGTCCAGCGCTTTCGGCTGCAGAGCTCGCCGCCGCGATCGACGATTGGCGGATTTTCCAGATGTCACACTTACCCGGGGAAGGATACCGGTTGCCCAGCACACAATCGCTGCGCATCACCACCCGGCAGCTGGATACGTAACCTGTGAAGGAAGATGAGCGCACTCCAGAAATCAGCCTGGCGAACCAGTTCCGGCTCTTCCTGGCGAACAAGAGCGATTATTCCCACCGCAGTCATGCCGAGCTGGTCAAGGATGTCAACGCGCTGGCCGATTTGCTGCGGGAGTACATCCGGGAGAATGATCGATTGATGGCCGCGGTCCTCGAAGCCAAAGAGCAAGTACGCATGGCACGATTGAAGAATTGGGTGCTGGGCGGGGCAACAGCTGGGCTGACCGGGCTGTGCGGCTTCCTGGCGCTGCAGCTGTTTGCGAGGCTCCACTGAAATGGTGGGTAATTTTTACGCTGCTAGGCTCGCTTTCGGGCTGCATCGCGCCCAAGCCGGCTGCCCACATGCTGATCGAGCCAGCCTGCCTGACCGCTCCGATCACGCTCTCGGAGTGCAGTTTTGAGACCGAGCCGCCACGCTGCAAGCAGTCCAAAATTCAATACCGGAAGGGCTGTGAGCGGCTGGTGATCGGCAAATGACGTGTTTAACCGAGAATACCAGAAGCGTGCTACCCGGCAGGGAATCCGCTCGTTTGCGGCGCAGGAGTTTTACCGCCCGGCACAACGACCCGATCCTCGGCCTGCTCGAGCTCGAGGCGGACGAGCACAACCAGCCGGATCTGCCAATGTACCGGAACAACTAAGCCTTGACTTCTCAGCCGATCGGCCTCTCTCTGACGTCTTCCCCGATGCCTACGACGAGTAACGAGCCCTTGCTGATCAATCCCGACCGGTTTGTCGAGAAGTTCGGGCCAGCGGACCTGTTCTCGGGGTTTCATAAGGGGAAGTGTCGAATAGCGAAACAGCCGGCGGCGATCTGCCACAGCTGTATTACCGGACACTGGGAGCGCTGCGAAGGTGACCGGTGTACATGCGTGGATTGCCGGACGCGAAATGGCTAAGGGTGGCAAGCGGCCGGGAGCCGGGCGCCCGAAAACCAAGCCACAGTCCAAGGTCAGGCGCGATGTTGCCTTCGATGTTCTCGATGAGATCAACAAGGGGAAGACGCAGCTTAATCCGAGCGGGCGGCGGGAGATCGAACGCTGGATCGAGCACCTGGACTCGACAAACGAGGACATTTCATTGCGGGCCTTGCGGGCACTCAAGGATTCGGCGGATGGGAAGCCGATGCAGCCCATCGGCGGTGCCGACGATCAACCCCTAAGAATCAATGTCAACATCCGCCGCGTTGGAGCGTGAGCTTGAGATTGACCTTTGGTTGCAGCCAAAACAGGAAGCGCTTTGGGAACTTGTCGATGAATCGCCTTACACAGACATCGGCTTTGGCGGGTCGCGCGGGGCGGGAAAATCCGGGGCCGCGCGGCGCATTCTTATCGCGCGCAGGCTTAAGTATGAAGGCACGCCTGGCCTGATCCTACGGCGCACATTTCAGGAGCTTTACGACAACCATCTCGTCCCTCTTCTCGATGAATTCCCGATGCTACGGCCGTGGTGGGACGCTGGCCACAAGCAAGTGGTCTTTCCGAATGGTTCACGGTTGCGCTTTGGCTATGCGGAACATGAGGATGACGTAAAGAAGTACGTTGGCTCCGAGTTTGGCGACATCTGCCCGGAAGAGGCAGCATTATTCAGCCAGAAAGAATTGGAGATGTTGAAGGGATCCTGCCGCTGGTCGCGCCATCCCAGCTTCACCGCCAAAATGATCTACCCCTTCATGCCGGGCGGTCCTGGACACTTTTACCTGAAGCGGATCTTCTACGATCGCGACTACGAGGGGCAGGAAAAGGCCGAGCAGTATGCCTTCATTCCGGCCCGCGGCTGGGATAACGTCGAATGGTCCCGTCCAGCGCTTCTCGCTGATGGGTTGACGGCGAAGGACTACTACCAATGGACCGACTTGCAGAGACGCCAGTACTTCATCACCCGGTCGGACTACGGACGGAAACTTGATGGCTTGGCCGACAAGCAACTGCGTGAGGCTTGGCTCGATGGCTCGATGGAGATTACTGAGGGTGTTGTATTCCCTGAACTGCGCGAGCCGGTGCACAATCTCGATAACTTCATCTCCGATGATCGCTGGTACGAGTTCTGCGCAAACCTCAAGAAGATCGGCTCAATCGACCATGCTTCATCCGGTGTAACTGCTTACGTGCAAGAGGGTTATTCACATGAATCGATCAAGTTCTCACTCGAAGAGTACTATGAGAGAAATAAGACCGTCGCTCAGCATGCGGGTTCCATCCTGTCCGTAATCGAGCGCTATGGCGAGCAGGACCGCACCCTGATCGACCCATCGACTGAAGCCAAGACACTGCAGGGGAAAAACCCCCAAACCAATCAGGATGAGCTGTGGTCGGTGCTCGATGAATACCGGCGTAACGGCGTGAGCGCATTTCCGGCGAACCGGTCCCAAGTGAGCACTGGCTTGGATGTTCTAAAGGATCTACTGCGCGTCGATCCGCTACGTGTTCATGCCTTTACCGGGAGGCTGGGGGCACCTTCCTGGTTCATTTCGAAGAAACGTTGCCCAAACCTCTGGCGGGAAGTACGCGAACTCCAGCGCGTATTCAGCGCAACCGGAACTTGGGAATTTGTTGGCTCGGATCATGCTTTGGACGATGCACGATACATCGCCATGAGCCGACCTCAGCCGCCTAAGCGCAAGCAAGACGTGAAGCCAGAGCACATTATGGCTGCTGGACGGAAGCAAACCTCGATCGATTGGAAGGCAGCCCGCTCTCTCTCTAAGTTCGACAAGAAATTCGGCAAGAGCCAGACCGAAAATGAATGGTTTCCAAGGGATTGAATGCCGAGCGTATCCGGTGACCAGCAACGATTTATGCGGATGGCTTACCAGCGCAGACGGGGCGGACATCCACGCGCCACTGATCCCAAGATGAGCGTGCGGAAACTGCATGACTTCACTCACAAGGTATCGGGAGCACCGGAGCGCGCCCCGCAACGCTATGGCAGTTCTCCGGTGACGGTGACTACATGAATTTCTTTCAAGACACGATGCGAGCGCTCGGCGGAAATCAGGGGGCCTTGCGCAGCGACCTACAGCGGCGACAACCAATGCCGCCCCAGCCTGTCGGACCAATGCGGCCACCTCTTCGTGGTGGGCCGATGCCCATCCGGCAGAGGATGCCAATGCGCCGGCCTGGCCCTGACATGCGCCCCCAGAGATTCGGCAGTCTACCGATTCGAGAGGATATTTAAGCCATGACCAACCCAAAATGGGCCGCGATGACCGCCCCAAAAGGCTCGATGATTTCGCCCGAGAACGACACCCGGCACAACCTGATCGACGTCAACCAAGGCGGCTCCCCGCGCGGCGGAAAGGGCACGAAGAACATCGCTCCGGCATCGCGCGGCGGTTTCGGCCACAACGGGCGGGATATTGTTGCCCAGCGATCGTCGATGGGTGGCGGACGAGCGGGAAGCGGTAATCCAGCATCGCGCGGCGGCACACCGAGCAAGATGCGGCCCGATACGCGCGTCCCCGGCCATGGCGGATCCCCGCAGGGGGCTCAACGCTTCCAGAAAGCGCACCAGTTCGGCAAGAGCGGCCAGCAGAATGTACCGACCAACCCCCATGCAAATCCAAAACCGACCGCAGGAAATACTTCTGGCCGTTCCTATCGGCTGATTGCCGGACGTTTCAAGCGGGCTGCGATGGGAGCGCGACCAACCGGAGGCGGGGGAAAGTACGGCGGGGCTCCAGTCACGGCCAACACCTAGGGAATGCTGGCTCGACCCTATCATTTCTCGGATGCCAAAGGACTTGACGCCATCTTCCGAGGGAAGGGAATCACCGACCCGACTCGCGACCGCATATTTGTTGTGGGAGACGTCGGGAAACCGGCCGGGGTGCTCGTCTATCGACCCGGAGCTTTTGTACATGAACTTTCTGTGGGAAGAGACCTTCGATCCCGCCCGCGAGCCGATGCCCTCACCAACTACGCCATTGCGCACGCCCGGAGCGCACCCGTGAAACTGGAATCGGCCATCTTCCTCGTCCGGGGCGACAATGAGCCCATGAAGCGCTTTGTCGAGGGTTTGGGCGCAGAGAAGCAGACCGATCCGGGCGATGTTCTGTACCTGCTGACACCGGCATGATCGCGATCAACATCAACCAGGTGATCTACGACATCAACCGTATGGCCGAGGCTGCCTGGCGCCTGCACTGCCAGCAACTCTTCGGGAAGCAATGGAAAGAGGAGTTTTCACATGCCATTCCAAGGCAGCAACCGATTCAACGCGGACGCTAACCCACGCGGCGGCAGTCCTTTCACCGGCCCGGATATGGGCACCTCGCAGCGGGCTGGTTTCGGCTCCGAACAAAACCCGGCGGCTCCAGCGGGGCAGGAAGTTCTATCCTCGGCCCCGAAAGGCAACCCCCATTCCTCCTCTGGATTCCGCCGGGCGCTCATGAAAACCGCGCGCGCGGGCAACCGGTTGAAGGACCAGCTGCCCGACAAAACCACCTTTGGCGGCAAGGGCTTCGCCAAGCCGAATTACTTCGCCCAAGGCAAGGGGCGGCACGGTATGCACATTGGGGCTGGAGCGCCGTTTACCGGCCCAGCGGCGGGTGATTCGGGCTCGAATTTCGGCGGCGAATGATCAAAATTATCAGCCGGGAGTCCTACCAGATTCTGCTCGACACGATTTCACGCCTGGTGAAAGAACGCCGGGAACAGCAGGAGCGCATCGACCGGCTGGTTGAGGCGGTGGCGCGCAAGGATGGCGGCGTGATCGTGCGCATGCCTCCCCCGTCCGCAACCCTTCCGCAGTTCGATGTACAGCCCGCACCGGAAAAAGGCGTTGGCTGGTTCGATCAAGTGTCAAACCCACTTCCACCTGGAGGAACCAAACAGTGAAACGTAAACTCTTTGCTCTTGTTGTATGTCTTGGACTGATCGCGGCGGGGCTGTATTTCTATCCGGCGCGGCCAGCCAGCGGTCAGGCCACCGGCATCGTGACCGTCGTCGGCGGCACGAACCCGGTCAACCAGTTTCAGAACGCTTCGGCCACTACTCTGGCGGGTGCGGTCACCAACCCAGCCTCGAACTTCATCGTTCAGGTCGCTGGAGGGCCGATCTATTTCGGCGGCTCGGTGCAAGACATGGCGCAAGTCACACTGACTTTGCCCGCAAGCTCGACCAACCTGATCGTGTGGAACGGCACCACCGAGCAGCTCTACGCCAAACAGGGGGTTACGGGACCCGGCTCGAGCGGCACGACCGTGGGTGTGCCCACCTCGCTTTTATTCGCCACGCCGGGCGTCGAGATTCCCATTGCAACCGTGGTCTGCAACGCCACGGCGTGCGGCAATGGCGGCAACGGGTCGATTACCGACAGCCGGCCCCTGGCTGCTTTCCCGGCCGGGCTGTATGTCGGAGGCCACTTGAACGAGGCAGCTGCCGGAACAACGGCGGCGATGGCGTTTGCCGGTCAATGCACGTTGGCCGGGAATACCTGCACCATGACCTTCACGAATGCCTTTCAGGTCGCCCCGGTCTGCATCGCCACCGACCAGACGACTCCACAGCTCGTGAAGGCTCCGGCCACCACGGCCTCTGTGATCGTCACCGATACAGTAGGCGCCACCGATGTCGTCAGCGTAGTGTGCTTCGGCAACCCGAACTAAATGGGTGGTCTCCTCCAGGCTGTCCGGGGCCTCATCGGCGGAGGCCCCGGGACATCACAACCGGGCGGTTCCAACGGTCAACCTGCGGGTGTTGACCAGAACAAGGCCCTGCAATTTACCCAGGACAAGTGGAACGACCTCAAAAACGCCTATGTCGTCTATCACCAGGCGATCTGGCAGACCCTGCTTTTCTACGCCAACCAGAGCTGGATTGACTGGGACGATGCGCGGAAAGTCTGGCAGCCGCAACAGCCGACCGACGAATGGGTACCGCGCCCGCGCATCAACCGCTTTTCTCCCACCGTCGACGCCATCGCGTCGAATTTCTACCAGCTGCCGGAAATTGAGGCGGTGCCAAAAGAGCAGGATGACCCGCAAGCCCATGTGGTTGCTGACATCTGCTCGAAGCTGTCGGCCTACGCCGTGGTCAAGGAAGGACTCAAGCACCAGCAGGGAACGCAGAACGATAAGGTTGGTCTTGCGGCGCAGATGTTTGTGCTGCAAGGAGGTCTGTTCAGCATTCTGCGGGTCAAGAAAAAGAAGCTTGGCCAGCAACCACAGATGGGTATGGGGCCAGCCTTCGGCTACCAGTGCACCAGTTGCGATGAGTACAAGGTTTCTCCCGCAGGCGATGGAACTCCGCCGAACTTCTGCCCGGATTGCGGCAACCCGATCGAGCCGGAACAGACCGAGACCATGCAGCCCCAAGTCGATGAAATGGGCAACGCGCAGATGCAGGACGTGATGGAGAACGAGATCTGCTGCGAGCTGGGCAACACCTTGTTTGCCTTTCCGCGTCCCGGCTCGACCTCGATGGAGAATTCCCCGTACTTACTCTGGGCGGAACGGCAGACGACTGATTCCATCTGGTTTCGCTGGCAGTTTGAAGCCCAGCCCGACGCGATCTGGCCGGATGGCTACTCGGTCACTTACGAGCATGCCCTGAATTTCTGGTACACCGGATACTCGTCTTCAACCATTCAGGTGAAAGATTCCTGCATGGTGCTCGAAATGTACGTCGCGCCGGACAAGATCAAGGATCAGCCCAAAGGCTTCTACGCGGTCGTCATCAACGACAAGCCCGCCCACGTCGAGGCGTGGGATTTCCCCGAACACCCCCTGACTATGGCGGCCTATCTCGCCCTGCCCACGATTTTCTTTCCGCGCTCGGTGTCGTTTGATCTGGTCGAAATCTCCCGCGAATTGAATGCCTATGAGTCCCTGATCAAACTGCACGCCATGGTCTCGGCAGTCGATCCGGTCGTCGTCGATCAAGACACGATTGTCTCTGAAATCACGGGGCGCGCCGACAAGATCATCAAGTGGCGAAAAGTTACCCCGGAGTCCGAGCCGCCGCACCGCATGGGAGCCGGGCAACTCGACGAAGGCGTGTACAAGCAGCGCGAGAGTTTGCACGGCGAATTCCAGAACATCTCGATGGCGGTCAATTCCTTCCGGGGACAGCAGGAAGGCGCGGTGACAGCGGCGGCGGCGATTCAGCAACTGCGCTCGCAGGCCGAACTGATGTTCTCGAAACCCGCCGCCAACTGGCGGAATTTCTGGCGGGATACACTGCGCAAGTACGTGAAGTTCATGCAGAAGTACTTCAGCTTCGAGCAGCTGGCCGACATCATTGGGCAGGACCAGGAAGAGGAAATCCGGGCGTTCATGGCCGCGAACCTAGATGATCTGGTGGACTGGATCGCCTCGGACCATGGACTCCCGCGCACGAGAGACGAATTGCGGCAGGAAATGATGACGCTATTCGACAAAGGCGCGCTCGATGTCAACGATCCGGCAGTGCGGCAGAAGATTTACGAGCTGTTCGGCGAGACCGGCCTGATGCAGTCCTTCAATAAGGACGCGACCAACGCGCGCCTGGAAAATCAGGCATTCAAGACTGGCGGCGGCCAGCCAGGGCAACCCTACCAGCCCGTCCAGATCCATCCCCAGCCCATGATCGAGGACATGGCGGTGCATCTCTATTTCCACAAGGACCAGGCGAAATCGCAGGACTTCAAGAAGTGGGACCCGGCAGCCCAGCAGGCGCTGATCGAGCACATCATGGAAACCATGCAGGCAATGGCCCCGCCGCCGATGGCTGCACCGCCCGGAGCGGGACCGGAATTGACGGACGGGAAAACCACGCAGGGACAAAATCCGGCAGTTGCACCGCCGACGCCAGTCGCGGCGGCACAGTGAGGAACCGATGAAACGTCTATTTCTATTTTTGCTGTTCGCGATCCCGGCCTTTGCGCAGCAATACCAGTTCACCGCGCCCGACTGTCAATTTGAGTTTCGCTTCAACGTGGTGGGAGGCGCGATCACCTCAACCACTTCGCTTTCCGCGCAGCGGCTTCCACTTTCTCAAGGCGGCAGCAACGTCGTTGGTTATGACAACCGCTCACAGAAGTGCACGTCATGGACCGTCGTTTATCAGACGCAAGGTGTTACCACGCCAACGCTTGAAATGGACGCCGCGCCGATCGCCGCGGGCGATGTGCCGGGATCGTGGGTCTCCTGGCCAAGCCCGGCGCCGGGAACCGTTTTTCCTATCACCACGGCGGGCACGAATCAGGCGAGCGCATTCGGCTACAACCCTTGGGTGTCCGTCAATCTGAATTCGGCGGGCGGCACGGGGACGGTGTATGGTGGCGTTTATGGCTGGAGACCGCAGGCGGGATCGGATGTCACCGCACCCGGTAACTCGGTGGTGGTGGCGGGGTTCACGTACAAGGCAATCACTACTTCAACCAACACCCAAGTAAAAGCAACTGCGGGAACGATTCACACCCTGACCATCACACAGCCTGGGGCTACTGGACAGGCCATCACCCTGGTCGATACTTCGGTGGCTAATTGTACGGGCGGGGTTACGATTCTCTCGCTTGTAGCCGCACAATTAGCAACCCCGCCCGTTCCCCTTACCCTAACACTCGATGCCGCGACGGTGAACGGGATTTGTGTCATCACCGCGGGCACAACCCCGCCTCAACTCGTTCTAACTTGGAGATGATGAGCCGCGAGAACCTCGAACACGATTCTTCCCGCCCCGGCTTCCCGGTCTACGGAAAAGAACAGCTGCCCAAAGTCAACGCCATGCGGGTCGCGAAATCGCAGCCAGATTTCCATGGGATTCCGATCCTGCATGATCAGAACGTCACTTACACCAGCGCCGAGGCGATGCAGCAGCGGCCCGCATCGTGCTTTACCTGCGCGCTGATGAACTTCGACAAAACATGCATGCTGATGACCGAGAAAATCACCGTCGATAAGGTCACCATCGAAGGCATTGAATACTGGCCGCGCTGCGCAGAATTTGTTCCGGGGGAAGGGAACTCCGGGAAACGAATCCAGTTGACCGATCAGGCTCCGGAGCAGCTCGGTTTGATCTGGATCAATGCGGCAAAGCCGGGGCAGGAATACGGCGGCTCAAATTGCGGCGGCTGCGACGGCGGAGACGACTGCGATCACTACATGGTCGAATCCGGCGAAAAGTGGGACAACCCGCAAGGCCAGTGCCGGGTGCTCCAGCATACCGTCAGTTGTGGAGACTACTGCGCGGCCTGGTGGGACGACGACATTCTGGACTGGCAGGAAGCGCAAAACCAGATCACCAACGGGAACAGCGAGACCCGGAAGAAAAAGCTGGCCCGAGACATCATCGGAAAGGATGACGGCGAATGATCAAGCATTTACTGAGTTATCTCCTGTTTTGTGGCACGATGTTCGCAGCGGGCGCACCCGCAGTAGGAGGCGGCGGTGGGTCGGAAGGAACTGGAGCGGCACCTGGCACGGGAAGCGCGGCGCCAACCGCGGGTTCCCCGCCTGCCGCGGATGCCGGAACGGGGCAGGCACCTCAAGGCGGCGATAATATCCGCCAACTCCGTGAAGCCTATGAAGGCGTCAAGCGAGATTTCGAGCCCTGGCAAAAACTTGGAGTCAAACCCGAGCAGGTAGGGCAGTTTCAGGGCGTCTATCAGAAAGTTTATGGGGAAGTGGCCTCGATTGGCCGCGAACTCGGCTATCCCGACGAAGAAATCGCCGAGGCAATGGCCGAAGATCCCGTCCGGACGCTCGATTTCCTCAGAAATGAAGCCCAGAGGGTCTCTCAGGGCCAGCAAGGGCAGGCGGGCGGCGAGCAGGACTTGAATGATCTGGTCGCGCAGCACGTCGAGCAGGTTGTCGGGCCGATTCAGGAGCGCGAAAACCTGCGCATGACGAATGAGGCGAATTCCTTATTCGAGCGCACGGTCCACGCCGAAGTAGCCGGGATTTTCAAGGGCGAAGGCATCGACGTGGCCAACATCCCGCCCGATGAGATGTTCATGATTTCCTCGGCTGCCTCCGAGATCCTGAAATATGACGAGGCTGCGCTGCGGGCGCTGAAGTACGAAGGCAAAACCGCACCAGTACAGAAAGCGGTGCGCGAGGCCATCACTTTCCTCGATAAATATTACCTGGCACGCGCGGCCCGCACCTCGGCCAAGGTGCAACCGACTCGCCCCGGCCAGCCAGCAGCACAACCGGGCCAGAAAAAGTACTCCCTTGACGAGATGATCGAGAATCCGGCGCTCGTCAACCCGAAGTACGCCTAGGAGAAACAGAAGATGCGCATCCTTTTCAATTTGTGGGTATGGAAAGTTGGCCGCTTGATCCCCAGTCGCCGGTGGCGCGGGATGTTGGCAGCGAAATATGTTTCCAGCGTGCAGCGTGATCAGCCGATTCCCCCGTTGCCGATGGCAGGTTACCACTAATAAGTTCGGACGCAAAGCGGACTCGTCCACCGCAGACGGAATCGAGACTCGTCACCTCTTAAGGGCTGAGAATTTCCAACGCCTCGCCCCCGTTGAGCAGGGCCAGAAACAAAACACTTCACTCAACGGAGAATTCTCATGATGTTCAAGTGGTTCGTGTATTTCCTGCGATCCCTGTTCTCCCTGGTCTGCCCCAGCGCGGTCGATACCACCACGTATCTGCCAGACGCGAAAATCGTTTACGGGGCGATCCAGGAGCAGGTCTCAACTCTGCCCGCCGTGATGAATCTTTTTGGCGACGGCTCGAAATTCGGCAAACCCATCAACAATGTCGGCATCCGTGGCTATGTCTTCCTGGCCCGTGTTGCCCCCAACTGGAACCTCGGCTACCGTCCAGAAGGCACCTCGGGCGTCGGCGCGGCCGGCAACCAGGGCCTGACCAATGCCACGGTGACCTTGCGCTATTTCTACGTACCCATCGTCATTACTGGGCAGGCGGAGAACCTCACCAAAGGCGAATCCAGAGCTTTCATGCAGGCCAAGGCTTTAGAAGCCAAATTCGACATGAAAGACGCGGTATCGCACGTCAACGTGGTCGTAATCGGGGCCGAGCCGGGCGGCCAGCTTGCCCAGGCGGCTGCTCCCATCGTCGCCAATACGTCGTTCACGGCTGACAATACCGGCCTGTTGCCAGGCGCGATCTTTCTGCGCGTTGGCCAGCCGATTGACTCGATTCCGGTCGGCGGAGGCGCTCCGGATTTCATCAATACGAAGATCACCGCGATCAACTACTCGACGCGCGTGGTTTCCGTGCCAGCAACCGCAGTCGCCGGGCATGCTATCGCGCTGACGGGAGAATATCCCCAGGTTGCGATCGCGAACGATGGCTGGTTTGCCTCAAACGGCTTCCAGAACCTCGTCAATTCCTCGGGTGTCGTCGAAGGTATCGACCCCGGCGTGTTCCCGGCCTGGCAGTCGTACCTGTTCGACAACGGCGGCGGCGCGCTCAGCTCGCAGCTACTTCAGCAGTTGCGGCAGTTCGTCAAAAACCGTGGCGGCGTGGATGGCAACATCTTCATCGTTCCCTCGGCGCAGATCAACCAGTATGTCGGCATCGCAACCACCACGCTGCGCTTCGACATCACCAACGAAGGGCCAGCCGCGAAAGTCGGCAAAAAGGCGCTCGATCTGGGCTTCAACGTGTTCGACTATGCGGG